GTCGCACCCTTGTTGCGCCCGACGCGGCGGTAGACGCGCAGGTTCTGCATGCCGCGGCCAGCGGCTTCGAGCACGCCGAGCATTTCCTGCAGCGCGGCGCGGCGGACGTTGCCGCGGGCATCGATCGGTGCCGCCCGGCCGGGGACCATCTGCATCCCGGGCGGCACGATGCCGCGGGCGCGCAGCCGGTCTTCGATGCGCTTGAATCGCCTGACGCCACCGTGGAACAGGTGCCCGATCGCGCGCTCGTATGGCGTTGCCGCGGTCTGACCGGCCGTCTTCAGACCAACCTCGGCCTGCTGGCTGGCCTTGGTCGCCGCGGTGACCGCGAAGGCGCGCAGCGTGTAGGGCGTCGCACCGCCGGCGATGCGCGACGACATCTCGTCGCGGACGCTGCGATTCACGGCATGTGCCGCAACGGTGAGCGCGCGGGCAGTGGCGAACGGGACCTGGCTGGCAAATCCGGTGAGGTAGGCTTGCGCGGCCGGCAGGTTGTCAATGCGGACGGTGATCATGATGCGCGACCCTTCTTCGGCCGGGCGCAGAAGGCGCCATCCGTGCGGTCCTGGCCCTGCTGTGCGCCAGCGCTCGGCAGGAGGTTGAAACACAGCGCCATCGGCGTGTGCAAGATGTTGCACCAGTGCATGATGCGGTCGGGCAGCTTGGCCTTGCGATAGCGAGCGCAGCCGGCAGCGGCGCAAGGGTGAGCGGGTTTCGAGGTGGTCGGCGGCATGGTGATCCTATCCTTTCGCCTGGCGAACGACGCTCGCCGCCAGCAGTTGATCGGCCGAGAAGCTGGCCGCAGGCGCCGGCGGCCGGGCGCCGAACTCGCGCCCGGCTTCGCTGGCGTAGAAATCCGTCCCGCCCGCCTTGGCGTTGCGCAGCGCCGCGTCGACGTCCGGCCCATAGCCGAATTCCCGGAGCGCATCGACGAAGGCAGCGGTCTGCGGCATGAGGTCGCGCAGGCGCGGGCGGTGGTCAGAATGGCTGGTCATCGCGCGCCACCACGCCCAGCCCGCAAGCTCCGCAGCGCCCGCGGCAGCGACTTGCGCAGCAGACGGCGGACGGCCTGCAGCTCGCGCCCGATGATCGCCTCGCGCTCGGCACGGTCGGCGGTGATCGCCAGCAACGGCGCCGTCTGATCCACCAGCCGTTCGAGCGATGCGCGCAGCGTCGAGCCGAGCGCGTGCGCCTCGCGGCGGATCGCCTCGAGCGGGTACCGCTGATGCGTGCGCAGTGCGATGTCGATCAGCGCTGCCTTGTTGTTCGCGTCGAGCCGCACCGCGGTGTAGTGCTGCAGGCTCGTCCGGCCGTCGTCCGGCGTCTGTGGGGCGTTTTCTGCGCCCGCGTCGATGTCGGAGTCGTCCGCAGCCGGGAAATACTCGCCAGCGCGCACGGCGGCAGCCGGGGCGGCGGTTTCTGCTGCCAGCAAAGCGCCGGCGGCGCGTGCAGCGGCGTGCCGCTCGGCAACGTCCGGCCGCATGCCGCTGCGCATGCTGCGCCAGCGATCGAGACTGCTGGCCACGTCGAGCAGGTTGTCGGCATCCAAAGCAAGCCGGCCGGACTGAATGGCACGGCAAACGGTCGATTTATGGATGCCAAGCAAGCGGGCGAACCCCGCTGCATTCACTCGCTCCACTCTTTTTTCCTTTCAAGACAAAAAAAGAAGGGAATCGCGCGCGCGAGCGAACGCAGCGAACGCATCTGCGAACGCATGCGGATCCGCGCAAACCCGCATGAATAGGGCGAGCGAACGCAACGAACGCAACGAACGCATACGTTTACGTGTACGCGTGAGGCGCGAGTGCGCACACTGCCGCGCGTGGCACGCACGGCGCTACGTGCACGGGTGCACGCGTTAACGCGTTCGTTGTGTACTATCGTAGGCAAATCAATGACTTGATGCGTTCGCACGATGCGTTCGTTGCGTTCGCTCTGTTCGCTTTTTGCCAAAGAGCGCATCATTCGGTGCCCCCGAGCGCCGCGCGGAAGGCGAAAATCCCGTCCGTCACCCACTGCGCCGCGTTCTGGTCCGGCCGGCGGCGGTAGTCTGCGCCAGCGGACGCAAGGCCCTGCAGCACATCGTCCGGAGGCAGCACGACGCGCACCCGCTTGCGGGCGCCACCGTAATGCGCGGTCTCGAAAACATCCTTGAGCCCGATCTCCCATCCCGTCTGCTTGCCGATGAACCCGGACAGATGCACGTGCGATCGCGCCTTCTCGCCACGCGCGCCGCAGTAGCGCATGTACGCGGCGTAAACCTGCGCCGACGAGGCCGGGCATACCGGAAACTCCAGCTCACCGAGGCGCCAGTCCCTGAAAAACCGCTCGATACTGCCGGCACTCAGCTCCTGTACGTCGGCCTTGGCCGATGTCAGCGGCGGCTTGCTGTGCTCGTTGAAATCGCCCAAATCAAGGTGCAGCAGGTACCAGTGCAGAGCCTCTCGCCCGCCGGCGTCCAACTCCGCGCGAATCTCGCGGTAGAAGTCGCCCGATAGGCTTTCCGGAGTCCAGACGACGCAGTAACGCCGATCGCCAGATTCGATGACGGCCGGCATGTGCTCGTTCGAGAGGAACACCATGTTGAGGTGGTTCTTCTCGTGATACGCCTGCACTTGTTTTGGGTTGATCCGAATCCACTCGCCGGTAATCAGGCCCTTGAGTTTGTTCTTGATGTGCCACAGGTCGCTTCTGGCAACGACCTCGTCGGCCAGCAGCAAAAGCGCCTTGCTCGCGAAATCATTGAACTTATCCTCGATCGCCGCCTGGTCGATGACCCGCCCATAGCGGCCATAAATCGCCATGTAGGTCTCGAAAAACAGGTTCTTGCCAGCACCCTGCGGCCCGTGAAAGATCAGCGTCGAGCGCATCTTCGCGCCCGGATGCTGGATCGGGTACGCCAGCCACCGCAGCACCCATTGATAGGTGCGCTCGACATCCGAATCGAGGCTGCACAGGTAGCGCAGCAGCTCCAGCAGACGATCGCAGCAGCCCTCCTTCGGCACCGTCGGCCAGCCGGCCCACAGATTGCACACAATCTCCGAATCGCGCTCGGTCGGGTCAAAGCCGACCTCTTCCATTCGCGCGACCAGCATCTTGTTGCGCTTCCACTCGCGCCAGGCGTGGTCCGGCAGAAGATCGAGCACGTTGCTTTTCGCCACCAGGCAATGCTCCTGGTGGTCGAACATCGTATCTTTCGCCCCGTAGATCAGAGCCCAGCGACCAAGCGCCTCCTCCAGCGTGATGTTGCCTCGCAGCGGCTCGCGCGCAGCCCCGCCCCCCCCGACTGGCGCCACCACCCGCGTGGCTGCCTTCGCCGGCGAATCCCAACCAAGCGCCGACAGAGAGGCTCGAATCTGCGCGCGCACATCATGCATGCCGCCGTGCGGGTGCAGCATCAAGTCGTTGAAGTCCGTCGCCCCCTTCTTCTTCAGCGATCGCTCGCCCTCGAATCGCGGCACGACCACGGCTGCCGCCTCGCCCATCGTCATCGCCGCCAGGTCAGCGCACCGCCGACCCGCGTTGTGCTTGCGGTGCGGCTCGCCGCAGACGATGCAGTCGTCGGTCGTCACCGTCGTGTACGCCTTGCACGCCGCGCAGGTCTGCAGGTAGTCGTCATCCGCGCAGATCAGCAGCCGAAGCCCCCGCCAGCCAGCGACCAGTGCCTTGCAAACCGGCAGCAAATTGTTCGCATCGAACGCCACCACCACCGGCAGCCCCGTCGCCTCGTGCAGCGTCGCACCGGTGGCAAAGCCCTCGCAGACCAGCACCGTCGAGCCCGAGCAAATCGCCCCGATCGCAAAAAAATGCCCCTGCTTCGCCAGTCCTGCCGGCCGGTAATCCTTGTCACGCTCCTTCCGCCGGATGACTTCCGGATCGTGATAGATCAGTTGCAGCCCCCAGGTACGGCCGGCCGCATCCTGGATCGGCACCACCAGATTCCCCAGCGGCGACAGCCTGGCCCCGAACAGCCGCCCAGGCGGCAGCCCCTTCCGGTTGAGATACGCATTCTCGCCAGCCGGCGCACACTTCGCCCAGCTCGCCGCCGCATACCGAGCCGCCCGCTCGTGCCTGGCCTGCTCCTGCCGCAGCGCTTCTTTCCGAGCAGCCTCCTGCTGTGCCCGAATCGCCGCCATCTGCTCATGGTCCAGCCTCTTCCGGTCCCTGGCCGGCAGCTCCACCTTCCGCGTCCCGTAGTCAGCCCCCGAGAAAACCCCGAACGACCCCACCACCAGCGCCCCGTCATCCACGGGCATCGAGAACAGCCGATACCACCCCGGTTTGCCTCGAGCGCCATCCACGCGCACCCGCTCAAAGCGATGCGTATCCAACCGCAGATCGCCAGCGCCGACAGCGATGCCAACCGCCGCCATCTGCTGCAAAACATCATCAAGATTCAGCAGCACGTTGCCTATCCCGCCGCCACATCATCTAGCGCCCCACCGGGGTTCGCATTACCCGCAGGAATTGAGGCGGGGAAGGACCCGCTTTGCTGGCTGGTGGGGGTTGCGGATGGTTGCGCGGGTTGCGGGGTGTGCAACGGTTGGCTGTAGGGGGAGCGGGGATTGTGGTG